GCCTCCCGTCCGGACGAATGTTCATGCGTAGGTCACCTAGCGTCCAGTTTATATCCAGCGAGGAACTCTCTACACGGACCACGGCTTGCCGCCCTCTGGCTCTAATGAAAGACTGTTGCGTACTGTTTGTAACATTACTTGTAGACTGGGTCTGCAAGGAATCTAAGGGAAAGTTTCGCGTTTTTACCAAATAGTTTACAGAACCAGAATTGTCGCTGCTGGTATCATTAATGCGAAGATCCGGAATAAGCTTGTCCACAAACATAAACTGCTCACCGTCGCCAAGGTCAAAGTCTGTAGATTCAATGAAACAGGACATTGCGCTGCCGTCGTCGTTCTGACCGCTTTCGTGGTTGTATATGTACTGAGCGCCACCAGAAGCGCCCCCGGCTCTTGGATTATCGTGCGCCCCGGAATCCACCCACGCCGTTCGTACCAACGTTCCAATGTCCCACGCGCCTTCTACGTGATTAAACTTAACGTATCGGTCTATCTCTTCTGAACTAGCGGAGGCATAAAACCAGAAGATCTCATCGAACAGTTTGTTGGAAGCGGCAAAAAACTTGTAGTCCTGAGAGTTGTTTATGTCCGAAAAGACATGCTCCAAGACCGTGCATGGTATGACCTGGGTGCGTCCGCTATATGCGTAGAAGTTGTTTCTTCCCATCCAAAAGGCTTTGTCGCCAGAGGCGACGGCAGCATTCGGACCTATGATGGAAATGTTGTCAGCAAGGAGACTAAACGTAAACGTGTACGGAGGTCCCGTAAAACGCATCGCATGTAAAGAAGCATCCGTCCAAATCAATACCTCCTGGCGAGTTCTGTGTGCGGTAAGTATCTCAGATCCAGAAGATATTCTTTGAGAACCTGCTGTGTTTGTTGCGGTAGGATACCAGTCGAAAGGATTTTCCTGGTCACTCCACCGGACCATCAAAAGGTCCTGGTTCGTATCGCCTATCGGGTTAGCCCCGAAACATACCAGATGCCTGTCGGATCCTGAAAGCATCATACGCCGCACTACTGTAGGCGCACTAACGGCACCCGAAGAATCCGCCAGAGAAACGGCCCTAGCTGTTAGACCCAACGTTTTATCCCAATAATATGGCGTTCCATCGAAAGCGTTAAAGGTGAGGTCTTCACCCCAGTTATCTTGGGACCAAAGGCGAATGTTGGAACCTGCGGAGGTTGTTATGTTTGCGGCTTCACCCCAGCCTACAAAAGCGTTCGCTTCTTTGACCGCAACGTCGTCATCGTGAGCCGCCGCCGTTGTGCCACGGACTCCTCTAACCACCCCCGCGTCTATAGTGTTCGTGCTCTTGCCGGTGTATTGGATAAGTTCGTCGTCTATCAGCATAATTCCGACAAATGCTACACTCGCACCACTGCTACCCGCTGCCGCAGTCGTTCCATCTGCGCCCCGTGTGAGATCTGAAAGGACATTAGAATTATTGTTGCCGTACTCAATCTTCTCACTACCAACTAGAATGGTCCCCTTGGAAGCAAACGACGACGAATCTGCTAGGGGTATCGACGTGCTAACGTCCGTTATGTTGGCCGACAACGTGGTAGAAACAGCTTCAAAGTCTGACGCGGATGTTAGGGCTAAAGACGTGACTGAGTTGTTAATCGCGCCATCAAGCGTTGTTTCAGAGAAAGAACTGCTATAACCACCCCACAAACCGGCTCCCCACCCCGTTCCCGGAACAACTACCCCGAGACCCGCGCTGATTTGATAGGCCGCAACAACAGCAGAACCTCCTCCTGCGGTGCTCCCGGAAGACGCGCTCCCCGCCGTAGTCACGGTAAAGGTGTTTGAATTAATAACCGTAATTTCAAATTCAAGGTTTATCTGAGCCGCAGTCACGCCATCCGTGGTCGTCGCTCCGGATATTGTAACGAAATCACCGGTCCGCGCTCCATGGTTAACGTCCGTAAACGTGATTACGGCACTCCCGGAAGATCCTGTTGTGATAGGGTTTGAGCCCAGGGTCTGGGTTCGTCTTAAAGGCGTTATGTCATTAAACGTTCCGCCCTCTTCGATATAGAACTTCTCTTCGGTGCCAACGCCCATTAATTTAGAGGCATCTAAGGCTGAGAATACGTGAAGGGACCTAGTAGTTCCTTGCACAGAATTTGAGCTTATCTTACTCCAGCCCCCCAGCTTCTCCGCTCTTCCCTTGCGGAAACGGATAAGATTAGAGTCAAACCAGCCGTTCTCCGCCGCGTAGGAGGTGGATTCTTTATTAACTCCAGGGTTAAATGCTACCTTGGTTAACGGCATTTCTACAAACCTAGTTCAGGCCAATCATAAAGGATACCGGATTTGGTGGTCTTGCCATCACTGTCCGTTGTCCATTTGAGGAACAACGCCTCAACCGCGTCAGTGTCCGCAGCGTTATCAATGGCCGTTTCCATCTCTGTTGCCTTGGTGCGGATAGCGTCTCGATACGTCTGAATGTTAGACGGAATCGCTGTGCCTTTGTCGGCTTTCCGCACTATGGCCCAATCGGTTTGAGCGAGGAGAGATGCTTGTTGAGTTTTTACCTCATTCTTGAGGTTACTTTTGACCCCAAGCGTTACAAGTTGGTTGCCGTCGCTACCAAGAACAGCCTTTCCGTCTTTATCGACTTCATTCACGTCGGCCAATGTCTTGGCTGTAGAGGCAACGCTTCCATCGTCATTATGAGATGACCGATAAAGCCTCTGATCAGGGAACGACTGCATTATAACCTCAGAAATACCAGCCGCTTTCTTCTCATCTTCAGGCCATATATTCCAGTTTTTAGGCTGTAGGGTTCCGTCCGCATCTTTCCACGCCCGTCCGGGCCGGATCGTCTGGTCGCCCACTTTAAAAATAGAAGTCATCTTTCGTCTCCAGTTTATCTTACGCGCATATGCGACTTTGGACCCAGCTTCTTTCGGTGCCGAAGATGAACAGGCTTACTTCTGCGGCGGATTATCTTTCTCTCTACCTTGGTCGCTACTTTTTGAGCCATGTTCTTATCACCTTGCTCTCGCCTGTGCCACGCCTGATCCGCCGAATGGGTTCTCCGCAAATGCTAGATAGATATATGTAGCAGAGCCATTATACCCACCATTCGTAGTTCTCAACTTAAATCCATTAGCCGTGAAATCGAGAGGGTAACCCCATGATGCCTCACCTGACGAATCGTTGGCATTAAGTCCTTCGCCCACAGGATTATAAGGAGACATAGCTGAGTTATGTATGTGCCAGGAATAGCCGTCTTCTAGTCTTTTCAACATAACCCACGCTGGTAGGAAACCAGACGCGCCGTCATCCACCACAACATAAAAGCCATTGGCGGCGTTATTTCCAGTATAAGTTCCAATACCAATCAACCCCGGTGTTTTTGCAAAGCAGTACGCCACCATTGCATCAGATGATCCATTGGTATTTGTCACGCTGCCTACTGAGAATACGGAAGATGTTGGCGCAGTATCGTTCCAATATGTGGAATCGTCCGCCGTAGGCCCCGCAAGGTTAAGAACAAGATACTCAGTTTCAGGCGCTGACGTATTGCCAGAGTGGTACACTGCCCAATTATCAGTGTCCGCAAGGTTCTTCGTGATAATCACCTCTGGAACGCGGGATAGGCCATGTCCAACTGTGGCGTTGGCGGCAGTTCCTGTGTATGTGGAAATACTAAACCCACCGTGGGTGGCGACAGATGTCTTAGTGGTGTTGATAGAGCCGGTAGTATTGCTCGACCCAGCCCCACCAGCTTTTAAGCAGAAGGCCACATAGTCTTCTGTATTAGTATTTACCGCTACGTTGTTTCCTACCGTAAATCCATCGCTATCAAATGTGGATAAACTTTCTGTGTCCGTTGCACTTGCCGCAGTGGTGTCACTGCTAATGTATTTGGTCACCCCTCGGGCAGCATCAAACAGCATATGACTGTCAGTGGCGTCACGGTTCTTGATCCACACGAAATCAGGTTGGAAGCCAACACCCGTGACTGCCTTGCCCCCAGAACCAATCGCAGTACCGTTGCCCGTGTATAAGACGGTCTTGAAAAAGTCACTGGAGTTGGTGACAGTCGGAGCCGCAAGATTGGCGGTTCCCCACCCAACAAAACCGGAAGTCGGTGTATTTTCAAACGCTCGCTGTCCTGTGTTTATGCGAATGTCGCCAGTTGGTGAACTACCTTGTAGCCATGATCCCCACACCCACTGATCGTATGTGGTTGATATAGTGATGGTGCCTTGGCTTACGTTGTTCTTGAAGAACTCCAAACTATCGCCATCAAAGTCCGCTTCCATGCGGATGAAGTCGCCAGTGGTGTAGGAGGCAGGGGCGCTACTGTCTGTACCGCCAAACTGGAAATTACCGGCTGAATTATAGTTGAGTCTCCACGTTCCGTCGTTATCCCAATACTGCTCCGCTAATGACCCATTACCAAGGCCAATCATCCCAAGGTGCGTCCAATTAGCCACATTAACAATTTCAAATTCCACGACCAGCTTTACACCGCTACCACGGGTAACAGCTATGGTTCCTACTAACTTTTGGTCAGTACCAGCACACCGCTGGTTTCCTTCCGACAAGGTTATAGAAGTCGGCGTATTTGCGTTGATGATAGCGAAATTAGCAATATCATTATCAGCATCATCAGTGCATGTGTCAGTCACCCGCTGCGCTGCTGTCATGGATGTATCGGTGAAGTGATTATCATTTCCCGAAACATCAGTTCCCGCACCGTTGCCTGTACCGGGAGCTACTGCAAAATCTAACCAGAATGAATTATTACCAGTAAAATCTAATCCAGATGGGTCAACCGGCACAGGAACCCCGTTGCTATCCGTATCTACAAGATCAGTAATCGCAAGGTCGCCGCCGATAATAGATTGGCCGTCTAAATTGATGAACTCTGCGAGGTACAGCCCCGGCCCTCCACCAGTTTGTGGGATGTTGTGCTGGACTGCTTGGTTCCAATCCCAAGTGGCATCTTGTGCAGGGTATGACGTTGACTTTAACGTGTCCAACACGCCATTAGTAAATTTGCGTAGGCGGTTGGTGTCCGTTGCCTGTGTGGTGTCTACGTCAAGCACATGATGGGTCCAGGCTCCGTAATCACGATAGACTGCATTTGTTTGAAACGCTGTTGTAATAGTGCCATTCCAGCGTAAACGATATTCATTTGAAGTCTCGTATAGAAAATACATCGCGGGAGTATGGAAGGTGGCGTAAGTATCACCTGTGCCTAACTTCTTTTCCCACCAAGATATGACAGCTTTTTTATCACTAGTCCCAGCCCCACTGAAGGTCTTGACTAAGGTATCTGACCCTGGCTCAAACCACACAGAGTTTTCGATGGTGTAACCAGAGGACCCCGCAGAACCAAAGAATGCTGGTGACCATATAGGCATTATGCAAACGCCAACTGGGCGGCACCCAACTGAATGGACCCGCTTGCTTTGACTACATACGGTACGACATCAACCGCTGCTGCCGCCGTCGATATTGTCAGTCCTGACCCTCCCGCCGTCTCGTAATCCGTTCCTAACGCAAGAGTTCTACTTCCCGTGCCGTCTTGAATAATGATAATGAACCCAGACTGACCAACAGCTTCAGTTGAGGGATTTGCAAGCGTCACATTTCCCGTAAACGTCAGAAGAAAGTTTTGGTAAGTTTGAAAGTCAAGAGTAGTGCTTCCGGTAGCGTCTGCCGTTTGCGTTGAACCAATCGCCGCATGGCTGAAGTTGGTTAGCTGGTTCTCATCAATCGCGAACGCTACGTTGCTGCCAACCGTGGACCCTTGACCAAACACAAGATCATCCGCTGAGTCATCTAGTGCTATGTAAAAGTCTTGAGCGTTACCGTCAAAGACAAGCTTTGAGTCAACTGCTGCACCATCACCTAATGTTACAGAGTCGTCGTCCATAGTAAGTATGGAGTTTGTCCCTACAGCAGAACCTACGCCAATTACTAGTTTATCCGCACTATCATCCAAACCTACATAGAAATCCTTCGCGTTGCCGTCGTACACGATCTTGGTATCTGCTGCCGCTCCATCGCCAATCGTAACAGCATCATCATCTATCGTCATAACACCGTTCGTTCCAACGGTAGAGCCCACGCCAACCACCAATTTGTCGGCGCTATCGTCTAGGCCCACGTAGAAGTCTTTCGCGTTGCCGTTATAAACAAGTTTTGTGTCTTCCGCAGTGCCGTCACC